AGGTCGAATGTTGCTGGTGCGTATTCGGCTGGTTCTCAGGGGTTGCAGGATTTGTTGGCACGTTATCAGGGGATGATTGCTGGCCGTCAGCCTGCGGCTGAACGGTCTTTGCAGGCGTTTGGGGCTGAGGGGGCTGTTAGTTCTCCTGCAATGTTGCAGGACACTATGTTGGCTGCTCAGCAGGCTTTGTTGCAGCGTGGGGTCGCTGAGGATGCGTTGTTGGCGCAACGTCCTGACATGTATGCCCAGTTGGGTGCGGAGCAGGCTGATAGTCGTCAACGTCAGGCTGATCTTGTTCGGGCACAGTTGTTGGCGCAACGTCAGCAGGCGGAGGCTCAGGCGGCGCGTGAGCGGGCACAGTTGGCTTTGCAGATGCAGCAGGCATTGTTGCAGGCGCAAGGGTAGGAGGGGTTTATGGATGAGCAAGAGTTTTATCGGTGGCTTGCTTCGCTGCCTGGCAAAACGGAACAGCAGAAACTCAATTATTTGCAAGACGTTTTGGGCACTACTGGTGTCGATTTGTTTGGCACAAAACAAGAACCGTTTGTTCCTGCACCCGATTATGTGAATCAGGTTGAGGCTGTTTGGGGTCAAGACCCCAATATGGGTGCGATCATGGATTTCATCCAGTTCGACGGCATGTCTCCTAAGGCTGCTGTTGATGAGGCCCGCCGCCAGGGGTTGATCCCAAAGTATGATCCTAATAACAAGCAGGAAATCAACTATTTGGATTTGGCTTCCCAGTTTGCTGGTGAGGAAATGAAACGGAAGCAGTTTGAGTTGGAGCAGCAGACTGCTAGAGATAAGTATGATGCTGGTTTGAAGCCGACTTTGAATAACATGTTTGCAACTCCGTATGAGCAAATGGGTGCGCCTTCGGTTGATGAGTTGATGGCGAAGTATGCTGGGGAACGTCAACGCTATATGGCTAAGGGTTCAAATGCTTCTAAAATAACTTGGGAAACTCCTGCCCCGAAACCTGTTGAGGGCAAATCGCCAGGTGTTGCAGATATGGCTCGGGCTACTGCGGGAATGATTGGGAATAAGGCTGCCGAATTGATGGGTTATGCTCCTGTGCCTTACAATTTGCGTCCCGCTTTTGCTGCGCAAACACAAAATGCTGTTTCTGGTTGGGCACCTACAACTACTGCTGAACCTACGCCTGTTATGAAAATTGTTGAGGATAAAGCAAAATGGGCGCGTGATGAGCAGCAGGCGAATCGTCGCAAAAAGTTGGATGAGTTGTCGAAACGCAATTTGGGAAATCGTATCGGGTTGAATCAGCGGAGTCGTGTTGCGACTCCGCAAGGTGAACAGGTTATGCAAAATTTGGCTTTGCTTGGTTTGTTGAATGGATGATTGATGGCTGTGCCGTTTGATTTTGAATCATATCGTCAAGGAATTGAGTCTATTCGCGCGCCTAAGCAGCGGAGACAGACGGCTGTTCCTCGTGCCGCCCGTAGACGGCCCGATATTGTGCCTGGAAGCAAGGGTTCTGCTGCTGTCAAACCTGAGGAACAGGATGACGGTTTTCAGGTTGGTGACGTTTTGAAGGGTGCTGTTGGCGGTTTGTTGTCTGCTGCCGACTATGGTCGGGCAGCGGTCACTTCTGGTGTGAAAGAGTTGTCTGACACAATTTATGGTTCTCGTGTTGGTGAGTGGATGGATAAAGCGTGGGGTCGTTCCGATGAGGAACGGCAGGCCGATTTGGCCCGTGTAGGTACAGGGTCTTGGAACGATTTTAGGCAGCAGTTGAATCGTCGTGCAGGTTCACAAGAATTGATATTGGATCAGGTTTTTGAGATGCCTGGGGGCTGGCAGCGTTCAGCGTTAGGTTTGGCTTTTGATGTTGGTCTTGACCCGTTGACTTATTTGACGGCTGGCGGTTCTGCTATCGCTAAGAATGTGGCGTTCAAGCCTGCTAGTGGTGCGTTGCGTGAAGCACTATACCAGGGTTCTGGTAAGGCGATTGGTAAGCAGTTGGCTACACAGGCGTTGGAATCTGGTGTTTCTTCTAAAGCGGTTGATCGCCTGTTGGTGGATGCTGCCCGTCGTGGTGCTGGTGCGATCACGGAGCGCGGTTTGGCGCGTGCAGGCATTAGCGAGGCGGAGCGTGCAGCGTTGGGTTTGTCGAAGGCTCCCGCATCTAAGACGGGTAAAATGTTGCAGGTGTGGGAAGATTTGAAGGGTGGCATCAAGGCTCCTGTCAAAACTTCTCGTCCTGTTGCTGTGGGCCGCAAGGCGTTTACGAAGCGGGCTGCTGGCGAGTATGGTTTGTCTAAGATTGTGTATGATTTGTCTGCGCCTGTGGCGCAACGTGCGAATGCTTTGAAGGCTATGACGACGGTGAATACGGCTGTGCGGGTTGAACGAGAGTGGGCCAATAACACGTTGCAACGTTTGACTACTGATTGGAAGGATTCTATCACCAAGTTGGATGATGAGACTCGCCGCCGTTTGACTATGGATGCTGAGAAGATGGTGCCTGGCGAATTGGAAGATGCTATTCGTGGCGAAAGTGTACGCATTTTGCAAGAGTTGCGTGATGCTGGTGTCCAGATTGGTGATATCACTACAGAAGATTTGGCGCATGTCAGTCACTATTTGACTGACGATTGGCGCAAGTTGGCTAAAACGGATTCGGATGCTGCCGAATACATTATTGCACAAGACTTGTTGACCAAGGAGGGTTCTGCCCGTACCCGTCTTTTGTCGAAAGACGGAGAGTTTTTGGGTCGCAAGTTGCAGGAAGGCACTATTGAAGAAATCAACGATATCGCTATGGATGTTAAGGGTGTCAAAATTTTCCATGACGATATTCTAGAAATCATGCCTCGCTACGTCGATCAAATGTCGAAGATGTTGGGTCGCCAAAAACAGATTGACATGCTGGTTGAGGCTGGTTTGACTGTGCCGACTGCAACAAAGATTGTTACCCGTCAGGCTGATCCTGAAACGCTTGCCCGTTTGGATAAAGAAATCGCTGATGCCGAAAAGGTGATTGCTAAGACTCGGGGCGAACAGTTGGTTGAGTTGTCGAATGGTGAAGTGTTGCGTCGTAACCAGTTGGATTTGGCTGCGGAAGCAGCCAGAGGGCGGCGTGCAGAAATTCAGACTCAGGTCAGGGAGTTGCGGGAACGGGTGTTGGAGGCTGGCCGTCAGGTGACGGATGCCCGTCAACGGTTGGCGCGTGTGGAATCGAAGATAAGTTCTTTGGAGGCTTCTAGGGATGGTTGGGCTGCTGTGGTGCGTTCTGAGCGTCCTGGTGTCCGCAAGAAGGCTCAGAGGGCTATTGTAAAGGTTGAGAAGCAGATTGCTGCTGCCCGTGCCGAGGCGGAAGGTTTGCGTTCTCAGGTTAGCAAATTGTTGGGGCCAGAAACCAACATGCCTTTGTCGGACGCCGTAGATGCTACACGGCCACTGGTGCAGCAGGAACAAAATATTCGTCAGAAAAAGATCACCGATCTGCAAGCACAGGTCGATGATCTGAACGGGCAGATTGATGAACTATCGTTGAAGAAGAATCCGCCAGGTAAAGGCCCGCTACCATCCGATCAGCGTGTGATGGAAGCAGAAACCCGTCTAGAGACTGCCACATTGAATCGTGACCGTCTACTGTCTGAGGAATCGGCTGCTGTTGCCGCATACGATTTGGCTTCCGTATCGACGGAACGCCAAATTGCTGTGCTAGAAAAGTTGGATGAACAACTCCAAAAGATTATCAGCATCCAACAGGATGCGGCCAAAGGTGGCCGCTATGCCACTAAGGGTGGGAAGATCAAAACGGATCGGGTAGTAGATCATGTCACCGATCTACAGGACAGGGTTCGGGTTGTGCAAACCATTCTCGCCCAGCAAGGCAACGATCCTGTTGTTCACGCTATCGCTGGTTTGGAGGCTGCCGCTCAGGCTGCCGATACCGCCATTTTGGCGAAGGGTGACGAACTTGTCAAGTTGGAAGATTTGGTCAAGTCGTTGAATGACAGCAAGTTTGTTGACGAAATTATGCCTGTTGTGTCGAAAAATATGACGAACATGCCGAATGGTCAGTCGATTCCGAACTGGTTGCGTGACGCTACCGAGGTGGAATCGGTGCGGAAACAGTTGCCGTTGATTGGCGATTTTATGAACAAGTATGTGAACTTGTGGAAGGGGTACGCTATTTTGCGGCCAGGTTTCCATGCCCGCAACGCCTATAGTGCGATGTTCAACATGTATTTGGAGGCTGGCCCCAAAGTTTTCAAGAACGTGAAGAAGTTTGAAAAGTTTTATGAGATGGTTCGCAAGAATCCTGACGGCTACATGGATGACGCTATCCGTGTTTTTGGCCCTGAGGATGCGAAGATGTTGGATGATGCGTGGGGTGTTGTGTCTGCGTCGGGTTCGGGTCAGACTGCTGGCGAGTTCACTGATGGTGCTTTGAGGGCTGGTTCTATGAATCCGTTTTCACCAGATTTCAAGTTGTTGAAAGTGAACCGCCGTTTGGGTGAGGGTGTGGAGAATCGTGTGCGTGGCGCACACGCATATGATGTGTTGAATCGTGGCGGCACGGTCGATCAGGCTGTGGATGTTGTCAACAAATGGCATTTCAACTATACTGATATCACCGATTTTGATCGTGCAGCCAAGTTGGCTAACCCGTTCTGGACGTTCTTTAGTCGCAACATGGCTTTGCAGGCCCAAACCTGGTATCGTGTCCCTGGCAGACTAAACAGGTCGTATGTGAATTTGGAACGTAACTTGGGTTACGGCCAGGAGGAAGATACGTTGGTTCCGAAATGGTTTGAGAACGCTGGCGCGATCCGTTTCGGTGGCCCAAACGCTGAGGGGGATGTGAACTATTTGTTCCCTGATTTGCCTGCCGTCCAGTTCCCTGGACAAGTTGAGGGGTTGACCGACCCGACCGATATCAAGTTTCTGTCAGAAACCGCCCCGTGGGTGAAAGCGTTGCCCGAATTGTGGGCTGGTCGCCAATCGTTTAGTGGTATCCCGTTCAAGGATCAATCTGAGGCTGGGACAGGTATGCAGGTGTTGGACAGGTTGTTGCCTGGGGCACAAACCACTATGCAGGATGGTGTCCCGATGACCAGTGACCGTTGGCAGTACCAGTTGGGGGCTTTGGTGCCAGGGTTCAATCAGGCCGCTTCTGCGGCCGCTATAGCAAATCTGGTGGCTCCTGGGAACCCGTTGCCGTCGTCGTCCCGTGCGCAGGAACGGGCACCGTATACGGCTTTGTCACAGTTGTTGGGTATCGGTGTCCGCCAGAACACGGATCGTTCCCGTAGCGGTGAACAGTTCCGTCGCAATCAGGAGGCTGGTGGGTGATGGAAGCGGTAGTGTCTGCGACCATTGTTGGTGTTCTAGGTTTGGCTGGCACGGTGTTGACGGTGTGGCGTTCTAGGTCTGCTTCCACTAATCAACATATTGAGCAAACCGCAGAGTTGAAAACGATCCAACACAACCAGGAGGTTGTGTTGGATTTGATTAAAGCGCATCGGGAAACTGCCGAATTACAGTTGCAGGCCGTACATGACAGGGTTGACGAGTTGGCTGTGGGGCATGATACGTTGTTTGGTTTGTTAGTAGAGGTCGATCAGAAAGTTACGAAATCATCTAATAAACGGAAAGTTGTTACGGGATTGGAGTTGACGGCATGAAAACCTACATGTTCGGTTACAATAATGCCCGTTTAACGTTGCCACAGTTAGAGTCCCGTGAGTCTTGGATGATGTTGCATCCAGAGTTGCGTCGCCGTCTGGTCGCATTGTTTGATGCTTCACAGAAGGCGGGTTGCGAGGTCGGTTTGGGTGGTGGTGGCCGTTCTAGCCAGCAGCAAACCATTTTGTTTAAATCTAGATATAAGCCTGTGGATTGTCCTGGCGAGGTTCGGTGGGATGGGAAATGTTGGAAACATGTGTCGGGTGCCTCGGCGGCACCGCCAGGGTTGTCGTACCATGAGGAAACAACTGGTGACGGGTTTGCGTTGGCTGCCGATCTTGTTGGCGATTTGGTGTGGATGAATAAGAATTGTTCCCAGTTCGGGTTGCTACATTTCGGGAACGTAAATAAGGAGCCGTGGCATGTTCAACCTGTTGAGGTGCCGAAGTCTAGAAAGTTGTATTCTGGACAGAAACTTGATGTTTGGCCGATCAGCGGTCAACCTGTTGTTGTAGATGAGGACGATATGAAAACTGCTGTTCTGGTTTCGTTTAAAGAGTTTGCGAATGTGTGGCTGGTTGGTTCTGGCCCTGCAATCAATGTGACTCCCGAATTGTTCGCACATTATAAGGCTTTGGGTGTGCCTAGTGTTGTGATGGTGTTGCATCCGCAAATGTTGAAAGGTTTGATGGCCCAGTCTAACCTGGTTGACACCGATCTTGTTTCTACTGGAAAGTGAAGGAGTTTAAATGACAAACAGTATCAACGATCTTGATTACGCATCTTTTGATGCGACTGACCTAATTAACGGGGTTGCGCGTCGTGTTGTTACCGCATCTCAGGTTTCGCTTACGGCAGGTTTTTCGGCTGTCGGTTCTAGCGTGTTGGACACGTTTTTTGCTACCCCTATTGTCGGGTCGGGTGTAACTTACAACCAGGCTTCTGGTAGTTTGAACATTGTGTCTGGTACTGCTACGAACTCCGAATTTTTGGCTCGTAGCCGTCAGGCACATGTTGGTTCGATGCGGTTGCGTTTCACTGTGACCGCTTCGCAACGTATTGCGAACAACAACATGGCAGTGTTGTTGGCTGACCTGATTGGTGAAGGTTTGGCATATACGATTGTGAACTCTACAACAGTGAATGTGACTGTTCCGTCGCACGGTTTCACTGCACAGATGGTTGGACAGTTCGTGTTGATTGGTGGTATCACGGGTGCTGCTGGTGTACCTGGCCGCTATGCTGTTGCTTCAATTGTTAATGTGAACACTATCCAGTTTACGGTTGCTGGCTGGCCTGCTTCGGGTTCGGGTACTTGCACAGTTTTTGGCAGAAACTATGTTCGCAACCTGTTTACGGGTACGACTGCTACGGCAGTGAACTGGGATGCGCAACGTAACGGTTGGGCTACGGGTGATACGGTGGCGACGATTAACACGACTGCTTCGCCTGGTACGCTGGTTGCTACCGAATTGACTGGCCGTGACGTATTCTTGTCGGATGCGGTGCGTGCGTCCGCAACCACTCCGACGTTCGCTACTCGTGCTAGCCGTTACGAAAACATCCCTGATGCGACCGTTCCGTTGTATGTGTTTTTGTGGGAATTTAACGGTACGACCGCTCCTGCTTCGGCTACTACTTGGACGTTCGGTCATGTTGTGGTTGAAGATTTCCCGAACTCTCCTGTCTATATTCAGGGGTTCCGTTCCCAGGGTTCACAGAACCCGATCCCTGTGAACGCTACTAGCGGTTCACTCAACTCGGTTTCACAGAACAACATTTACTATAACGAATCCACTACCTCGCTGGCTGCTGCCGCAACGTTTAACGGTACTGCCCGCGACATTGGTATTGCTGCTTCAAACACTCATCGTTATTCTGCGTTTAACGCTATGGCGTTCGCTGACCAGGCTGGCATTATTCGTATTGAATCATCTAACGATAACGTCACTTGGCGACGCAACACTGCCGATGTGACGGTGGCCGCTAACACTGCTGTCGTGCTGTCTGTTCCTGTCACTACCCGCTACTATAGGGTGGTGTATGTGAACGGTGCCACCATCCAGACGGCTTTCATGTTGAACACTTCGTTCACTGGTGTCTGAACATGGCAGTCCTGTCAGGGGTTGTTGATTCGCTATATAATCCTCGGATTATTCCGAGGGCTGTTAAGCGTGGTCGGGCGTTGCCAACGCCCGTGTTATGGTTGGATGCGGCTGCTGGTAATTTTTCTAACCAGGGTCAGGCAGGCAACTTGTTGGATGGGCAGAACGGGTCTACTGGCGGTGTGGACACGAACGATGTGCAAGTGTTGCCACATAATGGCACGAACTATCTGTATCTGCCTGGGGTGGCTGGCAATAATGCAACGGTTCCTGATTTGGCGGCGTACACGCCTTCAACTTCGTTGGATGTGCGTGTGGCTGTAGCGATGGATGTGGTGTCGGGCACTCAAACATTTGTCGGCCATTATAGTGCTTCTGGTACGGACAGGTCTTGGTTGTTTACGTATACGGGTACGAATGTGACTTTGTATTTGTCTACCAACGGGACTACGGCAACAGGTTTTTCTCCTTCGGTGTCTCCAACAATTACGGCTGGTACGGTCACGTTGTTGCAGGCCACTTGGACTGCTTCGCCTGCTGAGGTGAAATTTTTTCAGAAATCTACGACTGAGGGTGCGGCAGCGAACGATTTGGCGGTCGATACAGGCTGGACACAGGTGGGTGCCACTATTACTGCTAGTGTTCCTGCTGTGGCGTTGGCGAACTCTACGGTTTCCCTGGCTGTCGGGTCACAGTCAGGGATTGATTTGCTCGCTGGCAGGGTTTATCGGGCACAGGTACGGTCGGGCGGCACTACGGTGTTTGATGCTAATTTCACCAGGTTGACTTCGGGTGGTGCTACGTCGTTCACCGAGTCGTCTGCGAACGCCGCGACGGTCACGATCAATCGTTCGACGCTAGGTCGCAAGTCCACGGTGGTGACCCGACCTACCTGGCTGTTAGGCACCGACGACTACTGTCAGGTGGCCGACCATCCGCTGCTCAACTTCTTGGCGAACCAAGACTTCCATATCGTATTCGCTCAACGACTGTGGGCAACAAACTCCGACTTCAGACGGTTCGTTTCCAAGTCCACCGATTTGTCACCCACGGGACAGAAAGGGTACGAACTTCGCATCTTTAGCACGGGTACGGGCTTGCAGGCTGCGCTAGGTGACGGCAGTGCCACAGCAACGAACTGGAACTTCTACCCAGGATTTTCACCCACTCTTACAAACGGGGTTGTTCAAGTAATCGGGCTGGTGCGCAGGGGGTCAGACAACACTTGCACGTTGAACAATGCCCGTGTGGGCAACACGAGCATTGCAAACTTCGATATGAACAACACTGCTCCGTTCAGGATTAGCGGTGCTATGGACGAGGAAATGTTCGGAGCGGCAGTGTTTCGGCGGCCGCTGGCGGACGCCGAACTATTTGCCTTGAACTCCTACATTGGGTTGGCGTCGTGATTGTGTCTGCGACCGATTGGACAGGAAACGTTTTCAACGGGGTCACTCTCGGTGTCCCCGTCTTGCTGGATGGCGGCAGATACGGGTGGGATCATGCCCATATTCCTGACCAATCTGTTATTGATAATGTGGGTAACGTTTTTATTGAGGTGCCTGATGGAACCAGATGATGAACCTGTGATCGAACCTGTGACCGAACCTGTGCCTGTTGATTTGCCGCCTGCTAAACCTGGGAGAAGTTGGGAGTTTGTGGGTGCCATAGAATTTTTGGAAGAAATCTGATGGCTGGTCTACTTGAATGTCCGAATTGTGGTGAAGATTATCCTGCTGTCCAATGTCGTTGGCGTTGCCCTATGTGTGGCATGAAAGACACTTGTTGTGATGGCGATGCTTTACCTGTCGGTAAATCACCTTTACGAAAGTTTCGTGACTGGGACGAATAGGTTGGTGACGCGAAGCACCCCACCCGTGACGGGTGGGGTGTTCGTGTTTTCTGGCAGAAACAATCTTACACTAGATCGCCGTCTTCGTCATCTTCGTCGTCATCTTCTTCGTCGTCGGTGAACGCAAAGTCTTTGAGAAACATGGTTGCGTACTCTGTGGTTTGTTCATCGTATTCGATGTTCGGATCGTACAGGTATGCTTCTGCCAGGTTTGCTCCTATGGTGAACAGGAAATCACAGTATTCTTGTTCAGGGGTGTCGCACCATGTCTGCCAGATGTGACCCAACAGGGCCGCTAGTTGTGTTTCGGGGGCTGACATGGAGAACACGACATGATAGTCGGTGGGTTCAAACTCTGTGAGAATGTCTTGTTCTGCTTCTCTTAGTTCACGAATCTCGGTTTCTGTGAAATATGGCTGATACCAGTCGTCATTTTCGTCTATTGCTGTCAACATTTGCGTGCCTGTTCTTTCTGTAACCAGTATACGGCCAGGGCGGCTTCTGAGGCTCGGGCCATGATGGCCCGTGGCGCACCAGCCTGTTTCAATAGGGTTTCCAATCTGCCGAGGTCGTATTCTAGTTGTTCTAGTTCGTCAGACAACATCGTAGGCACCCATTTTGGCTGGCATGGTTGCACGATGCGTGTTCTGATAGTGTTGGAACGCATGATATTCCCGCAGGAACCACAAGGCTGCAATGTCACGATCAGCGGGGTCAGTAAGCGTCCAGTCAGCCCACAAGGTGACTCCTTTAGAGTCAAGCCAGTCACGAATCATATCTAGGTCAGTTAACGGTTCCATCAGTTTGCCCCTCCCATTGTGGCACATGGGTGTAAACCCATTTCTTCGATTTCTTCATATTCAGTGGCGGATGTATCTGATAGGTTGTCCCGTCGGGCCAACGAATCATGTCGTAGGGTGGGTAGACACGGAAGATCATGTCATGGTATGGGCCACCCAAAAATTTGAATCGCATTGATCCGTCAGCCATCTTTTTTTCGCCAGAAATTTCGTCAATCGGTACATATACGATTTCTCCGTCACGATCCTCGTAATGTGCCATCAGAACGGCTCCTTATCTGCCTCTAGGGGGAACATGAATGTTCCCAACGCCAACATCTGGTGGATGACAACATAGCCGATCATGTCAATCAACGTGTCCTGCAATGATTCGTTGACAGCATCGGCGTTGCGTCGAATCAGATTGTTGTAGCGTGCAATCTTGTCCCACAGACGGACAAGGACACCCATCTGCCCGAACTTTGTGATGTTGCCATGCCCGTAATCATGCTGCTTGCCAGCCATCAACTTGACCTGATCCATCAGCGTCCACGGCACATTTAGCCGTTTCAGTTCAGCCCATGCACACTGGCCGATAGCAACAATCATGCCCTGGTCGAACAGTGGGCCGAACTCGGCACGAGTTTTGCGGGAAGTCACATCCATTTCGTGCCGAAGAATAATGTCGGCAGCACCCCATTCCCAGGTTCCAGGTTCCAAACTTTCCATCAGATATCTCCTTCAAATGCTTTACGAAGTTTAGTGAACGCACGATCTCTGCAACGAGACATGCTCATCTTATCAGGTGCCCTAGATAGCCCTTCTGCTTGCGCCACAATGGTCGCTGTCTGTGTCAGGCTGCGACCGCCATACACGATACAGTTTACCACCAGCGTTTCGCGCTCCGTCAGACCAGCGTTCTGTACACGTTGTGAGAACAGTTCCCAATCTTGTTCACGTTCCTCATCGGTCATCGGAACATCCTCGCCAGGTAACGTTTCCATCAATGCCTGATACACGTTTTCTGGCTGCCTGTGCGTCTTGTAGAGTTGGCGTTCACGGTCATGTAACTGTGTGTGGAATTCGCCTACGGTACGTTCGTGGCGTTCAAACTTATCTAGGTAGCCGTATTTCATTACGTCACCTTGTTGCCGCCCACAGGCGACCCCACGGAATTGCGGCAAACGGTTTCGTTTCATCGAAATAGCCATCTGGCCTATAGGAGATGCCGTTCACATCGGATGCTAGTCGGACAATCAACTGGTGTGATGCGATCACATGTTGATCTAGTGGCTGGTTCCACAGGAACCACCACATGTCATCCATCTTGTTCCACTGGGAAGTGGCCCACAATTTGTCGTGCTTAAATTTGAATGTTTCGTCAGTCCCGCAACCTTGAACTTCGACAAGTCCGTGATCTGTTAGATAGTCGGGGGTGTATCTGATTTGGACGGGTACACGAAACATGTTGATTGGTGGCCTGTTGAGTCCGTATCGGACAATACACAGGTTCGCGTTTTTGGCGTATGTTTCAAAAGCGTGTTCGGCTGGGTCACCTAGTACGGTTTCTCGTTGTTCCCAGTTTCTGTCAGAAAAAGTCATCGTTTGCCTTTCAATGTGCCCGTGTCGGTGACGGGTTCCATCATGGTCATTCTAGCAACCTTGTCACGGTTCAGGGTGTGTCCACACCACGGAACATAGGTGTCATCTATCTGGCCCACCCAGTTCCCACAGGTTCGGCATTGATAGTAGAACATTCCGTCTGAATCTTTGTTGGGCTTCGTCTGTGACATATACTAGTTTTCCTTCTCCTGCCATCAGGTTTGGTGACCATTCGGTTCTCATATGTTTCCACCATTGTTCCCAGTCTTGGCGGGTCATGTCTTTGGCGGTTCGGAATTGTAGCCCGATTTCGGGTGCGCTACCTATTGCCACGTCGGGCCTCGTTGGGTATGTCAACGATGATCGTGGTGCCGCTTCTGTGCCGAACCTCAACACGTTCTGCGCCTTCCTCAATGGCACGGAACACCAGCGTCCAAATGTCCTGCGTGTGGCCGTCGTAGGTGAGGTTCTGGCGATACGGATGCTCAGCCACGGCGGCATTGCTCCTTGTAGGCTTCTAAACCTGTCACTCGGTAGCGTTTATGGTTCCATGCTTGCACCAGATAAATATCATAGCATGGGTGTTGTGTCCATTTGCGAACGTCGGCTTCGGTGATGCCGACGCAGGTGGCGAGAACGGCAGCAAGGGTGTGTCGCTCACGAACGATCACGACAGGCCTCCCTTGCGTTGCAAGCGGCAGAGCCAGCACAACACTCGGCCCGTAATCTCCAACCGACCACGACGGACGTTGCAGTCGTCGCACCACGGCTCACCGCTCACGTCGGGCCTTCCCGTAGTCGTCCAGTGCATCGCAAACGGCCGTCCACACTTCGTGTGTGTGTACTGACGGTCGGTCGGCCTTCACCGCCGCCAACGCCCTAGCCATCTGGTCGGCCTGGGCGCGCTCGGCGGCACCTTCAACGCTGATGGTGGTAATGAGTGCCGACATGATGTTGTTGGCGTCACGCTCAAACTGAAGATCGTTCCGCAGTCGGGTGATTTCATCCAACATGGCCTCGCTCTTAGTTGCCCCAAGATTGTCAGGAACGGCAGCCGATTCCCACGCTTCTTCCCATGCGTTAATCACATAGGTTGCATCGGTTTTCCACCGCTCCAACCTTTCAATCTTGGTTGCCAATCTAAAGTTTTCAGCCTCCAACCTTTCAATCTCATCTTCCAGTTCTTCAACTTGATCCTCAAAATTCATTGGTACTCCCCCATAAATCTGAAACCACGATCCCAAAGCATATCAGCATACTTAACAGCCTCAAAATGGAGGCCATCAAATTCGTCATCATCCACAGGGCTGCCATCATAATTGACACCTAAACCATCCAGACCGAGGTCATCATGCCCGTAACGGCGAGCCTCCCAACACAAATCATCCAAAAAATCAACCAGCCAACGACGGCCATCATCCGTATTATTCATTGGTTCCCTCCAACATTTTCTGACAGAAACACGGTACCCTTACGAGGCACCCCAACAAAACCGACCGTCAACAACTCCACCTGACGATCATCATGCCACAACACACCATTCAACGCATCACTGATGGATTTCACATAGTTATCTAGATCGCCACGCACCCCGATAGGGCGCACACTAGATTCGGCGTACCGTACCGTCACCTGGAACCCTGTCTGGTGAACATCTATTTCCAAACATACGGGACGAGTACCGAAACCTGGATGGTCACCCAAGTTTTCGGTCACATGATCTGCCAGTTTGGTTTCAAAATCTTTCGTAGCGGCAGGAGTGAACGCAACCTGTTTCCTGCCCCGTCTGCGTCGCCCCAAACGGGCACGCTGCTTTGCGACAGCGGGGAACGGCACCCATAACGTGAACGGTTCACTGTTAGAATGCGATTGTGTGTTCGGTTTCGACATGTTCACCTGCCCATCCTTGCGGGAATTTTTCCCACAAAACGTGCGGATTTCTTAACTGTTGCTCTACACAGATATCTAGATAATCTGTGTGCGGAGTAGCGCCGCACTCAAATCTTACAACAACCACACTCATATATAGCCCCACAACACGCATCATGTGTTTATCGTATTGTTCATGCACACCCCACTGCATGTTCGGAAAATTTCCAACAAGCCAATCCTTAACCTGTGCGCCACCGTCAAGAAACATGATCCCCCCATCAACTGTAGGCTCGGTCAACAATGTCCTGAACGTATCCTTCACCGTCACGACGGTCACGATACTTGTTCCACGGGCAACCCCACAAAATGTTGTAAACATCCTGCGGCTGCCAGCCGCTCTTAGCCAGATTGTGTGCCATAGCAACAAATGTAGCAGACCTGTCACGCACCTCGCCAGTCAACCAAATCTTACGCCAATCAGACGGCAACAAATCAGCCAACCGTAGCACATCAACATCATCAACGTCGGTAGTGATCTGTGTGGAACGGCGTGCGGGTTCATACCATTTCGACGCCCAATGCTTAACCTTAGCAGGGTCACTGTAAAGTCTGCCTGGATGATAGAAATTTGCGTCAAAAGCCCACAACGGCACAGGAGTGCCGTCGTTGACAGCAGTCCAGTTTGTCACCATCGTTTGACGCTCAGGATCACGCACCAACCCTGCCTTATATGGCAACCGAACATAGTTACCTAACTGGTTGGGACGCAACACCTCAGATTTCGGGTTCGCTTCCTTGGCGGGCAAGTCGATTGCCTTGTAGGCGACTTTCAGGCAGCGACGCATTTCGGTAGAGGTAACGAATTCTGGCAGAAATATCCAGATATGCCAACCTTTTGAACGTGACCGTTCCACCCACGGCACCAGCCCCATGCCACGTAGAGCGGTAGCCAACAGGTAGGCTTCCGACCAGTCGCCCGTGTCAATATCGCAACAGCCCCAGCGTACCATGTTGTTGACGACAGGGTAGATACCGATGGGTTCGGTGCCCGTCAGGTGCCGTTCGTAGGTTTCTAGGGTGACGGCCTGCCAGCAGGCTCCGCCTTGGTCGGTGCCGTATGCGTCGGTGCGGCCGACGAACAGGTTTGCGAATGTTTGCACGATTTCTTCGTCACTCATCGTTGTCCGTTTCGTAAGGGTTGTTGCTGATTCGTGACCATTCATGCCACATGGCGTGTGCGATCACACCTACACATGTTAGCATGATGGTTGCAATGATTGCCACAATTTTAAACATGGTTCTCTAATCTTTCCATGCCATCCAAGTTAGAACCAGTACGAATATTAGCATTGGAACAAAGATGGTTGCCGCCATTGCCACCTCGGGCCAGGTCGGCGCATCTCCACAACCATACATTAGAATTCCTCCAATTCTGTCATAGCCTGCTCCACATGAGCAACCTGGCGACGTTGACGCAAATAATCATACGCAACACTCTTAGCCACCCGAACAGTCTGCCCATACTCGTCCACCACATTCTCAATACGACGCACACGACCCGTACCAGCATCAATCCGATAATCAATATCGTCCACCAAATCACACGGAGGCCGCTTATTTTTCACCAAAGAAACCGTGACCGTATCCAAATCCCTGGGCAGATCAACCGTTTCGATCTGGCGGATACGGGACTTGTATTCCTCAATCATTTTCGGATTACTAGAGTTAGCAATCTTTTCTTCCAACATCGTCAACATCGCCATGTGCATATATTTCTTGCGACGCACACCAATAACATGGGTTGCCTGCTGCTCGCCACCAAACGAACCACTATCAATCTGCATCTTACGACCACCCGAACCCGAGGTTCGGGAAGTCTGATGCAACACAAACAGGGCGACATGCTGCCGTTTGCCCCATGCCTTCAGTGCAGTCATCTTGGACTTCACATCGTCTGGGCCTTCCAACAATTCGGCATAATCGAAAATCACACCTTTCGGTTTCTGTCCGAAAGCGTGGAACACTTCATCCAACATGTTGTCCATATCGACCACAGACACCGACTCGTCAAAAATGGCGAGTTGACTGTAACGTTCCGCAGTACCAACCAGCAGGTCACGGGCCGACTTGTCGTCGGCCTGGATGCGACGTTCCAATTCTAGTGCGCCGACACCGTGCAGGGCACTGGTCAGTTTTGTTAGCACCAATGGTCGTGTCTCGTCAGGGGTGAACAACACCATCGGTGTGTCAGGGTTGTTTAACAGTAGTTCTGTAGCAACCAACGTTTTGCCGCTATGGGTGAAACCTTGAATCAATGTGAGTTCGCCTGGGGCGGTGCCACGCATTGCCGCATCCAGTTCGGGGATGCCTGTGTAGACACGTTCTGACGGGGTGGATGCCCACGAAATGTATTCGTCGGCCGCTTCTTTCAACGGCCTGTAATGGGCGTATGCGTTGTGTAGGTTGATGTTGTCTAGACGGTTGAGAATGTCTAGTTCGTCAGTCACTTGTTGATAGTCTCCACGTTAGCAGTGTCAGGGATAATCAGGGTGTGAACGGGTGTCAGCACTTCGGGTTCTGGCACGTCTGCCAGGGTGTTCAAGAAGTCGGCTACACGGTCACTGTGGCCGAACATTTGAGCGTTCTGGAACATTACCATGAACGTTACGGCAAGTTCGATGGTCATGTTCGGATCGAACTTGGCGATCAACGAACCGTTTTCCTGTCCAGTGGGTTGTGCCCAAATCCCGTATCCTTCGATGATACCGTTTTCGTCAGAAATTTCGGCGAGATGAAATTCGATGGTGGTGTCACCGAATGGGGTTACGAACCCCAGTTCGCTATGAATGTTCATGTTGCTCCTTATGTTTGTGGGTGGTGGTGTCGGTGGAGAGAGTCGAACTCTCATGCCCATAGGGCGACACATTTTGAGTGTGTTGCGTCTGCCTGTTTCGCCACACCGACATTCTCCTGTCAGGAATCTTACCTGATACCACAGTCACGTTCACCGTGGCAAACTACGCATCAGATCAGGAAGGAGAAGATCGCCCTTTAAGGCGTTCATCCCCCGAACTTGCGTCACTTCGGAGGCCAGAAAGGCTTAGGTTCCCCATCCTTACCGTGACCCGTACCGCCACGGGGCACAGCCTCCTTGAAATGCGGCTGCTTCGTGCCAGCCGCCTTACGACGGTTATCCCACACAGCGGTGATACCGTCACGGGCGCAGGCTTCTTCCAGCCAGGCAGGCAACGGGCCGTCCTGATCGGTCGGGTTCATAACCCGAACCGAACCTGCCGACGTACTACTAGTCCCAGGGAAAGCACGTTCCACAGCGGCCTGAGCTGACCCGACGTTCGTGACGTTCGGTGCGTGCTTCTCACGCACAACCATCGACTCGGGGTCAAGTTCATGTTCAACACCCAACTGGTCGAACACGGCCACTGAGGCAACCATGAACAGTTCGCTGAGCAGGTCACCAACCTTGATCGGGTCAAGGTCGGCATCCAACGTGTCGGACTGTACCCATGCGGTTGCTTCGGTTGTCCCATAATTTCCGTCAGAAATCTTACGGGAGAACGATACCGAAATCTTGCGGTCGTTGCTGGTGGTGTCGGTCATGGTCACTTGCCTTTCTTGTTGGTCTTGCTGGTGGGATGGTTGTTGCGTGCCGCACGCCTGTTGGCGTGCCAGCCAGCCTTGACGGCTGCACGTTCACACAGCCGTCGGAACTCTGCCTCATACTCGTTATTGAACTCGCGTTCGTCGGCGTGGGGATACCGCCCACCCTCAAACCAAGCATTGTAAGTGTTGTCGTATGCTTCATTCTCCAAACCCGAGAGCGTCCTCCAACGTCGAATCGACATGCCCTGATAGATGGTTGCCATCGGCACACCACCAACCATTTTCGCACCCTTGTTACGCTTACTGTTTGCGCTGATCTTCACAGTTTCTACTCCTTGAAACTCGTCGTCGTTGAAATAGTTACCCATCGGGAACCTCCACATGATACAGGGAATGTTACACCCATGTTTCTCCCGAAACATGAGAACCTTTACACACATCAAAAAACGTACACCACTTAGGGGAACACAACACATGCTGATCGTCCAACGGCCACTCACGATCCAAACCCATATTGTACGCAAAGTTCACCAAACGGTGAACAACCGTTTCCAACCATGACCAATTATTCGCAGACCGAACAACAGACACCGTTTGAGGTTGCTCATCCAAATTGTTGTTTCTGACAAAAACTTTGAACAAGAACTCTACCTGGCCGTTACTGTCAGGAACAACCAGACCTGACTGGACTGCTGCCCAAGTGTACACGTCAGGTTGCCGTCCCCAACGCTGGTATTCCCATCGACGGTATTCGCTGCCAGCCGTTTTCCAATCCCACACCTGATTGTTGTAAACAATGTCGGCAGTACCACTGAGGTAGACGGGGATTTCTTCTTGCCGTTTCCCAAACTTTTTTACTGGTACAGTGGTGAATGGCAGATCGAATCCCCATTCGATCAACGGCGCATTGGCACTATACAGTAGTTCGTGTCGTTCGTTGGAACGATACCATTTCGATGCCAGGTTTGCCAGCATGTCGATTGCGCGGTCATGCGTGTTGAATGACGACAGGGCGTAGGGTCGGCCATCGGCAGCGTATTCTTCCAGTAGTTCCAGGTAGATGCGTGCAGCGTTACCGCGTGCATCGTATTCGGTTTCGTACAGGTTGCCGTACAGTTCGTGTTCGATGACGGCGTGTAGTGCGGTGCCTACGGTCGCTGCGTCGTTTTCGATGCGTGGCCCGACAGCGACGGTTTCTAGTCGCAGTTTTTCTAGGCAATGATTTTTCAGGTCGGATTGGTGGATGTGGATTCCGTTTTCGTCAAACTTCACGACGGGCCTCCTGGGATTCGGCCAATGCAATCTCGTTGGCGACCTGCCGCAACTCGTCCGTCAGCCGCTCCGCCTCAGCACGCAGCCGTTCGATCTCGTCGGCGGCAGTCTGGTTCATGTCGTCTTGCGGAAGGCCGACAGCAGCACGCCGCAGCCGCTCCACGATGTCGTCAGCCACGGCGGGCGTCCTCCCAGTGAACAACGGTCATAGCCATGCAAGACCAACACCCGCCGCACGGAGGCCATGATCGGCAGTCGCTGCGGTGGTCAGCGGCGGTGTGATGGCTGTCCTCGTTGGCGTCGTCGTGCGCTTTGCACTTGCACAGGTCCTCAGCCACGACGGGCCTCCTGGTGTGCGATCCGTTCCGCACGGCGGTGAACGATCATTCGGAACGGGCGTGGCACTGCCAGCAGTAGGTGCGACACCTCCAACACGAGATGTTCATTCCACCCGTCGCGATCTCGCACTGTCTGACGCAGCCGTTCGATCTCGGCGGCGGCATTGCTGTAGAGCGATGCAATGGATGGGATCGGTACTGTTTGGTGCGCTTCCCGCAGCCGCTCCACGATGTCATCACCGCTCACGACGGGCCTCGGTATCTGACAGAAACCCTGTGGTGCCGTCAGGCAACAAGAACAACACACCAAGCCGCTCCGCAGGATGATGGGTGGCAAAATGGTTGGCGGATTCCAAAGAATCGTGATACCAGTCCCCGTCGTAAACGTTCACATACCGTGCCTTACCGTACGGGGCAAGCGTATACGAATAATTGAACATGTTAACCTTCATTACGTCCATAAACGTGTGCCCATTATCCCTGGTCGCCTGATACATCACATAGCCTTCGGCTACCGTCACCACACGGGCCATCTTGGTATAGGCGTCAGGTTCACGGGGAACAAAAATCTCGTTCGCTACGGGGGCCGACCAGTCGTTCTCGTAGTTCGGCTTATCAGTCATTGTACTACTCCTTTGCGGTTCGCCCTGGATTGGGCCATACGACACTTCGATGAACAAGTGGTGTGAGTCGAATGGTTCTTCACCATCTCCTGCCCACACCAACCACATGCCACAAGGCGTGTAAACGATTCAAACATGCCCAGCCGCAACACCATATAATCATAGATGTTGCGGGCCGACACAACATCATCATCCAACACATCCAACGCATGTTGATGAAACAGGTGTGGCCCTGGAATGATCGGGGCCACCGTCTTGACCACAACGTCACACAAACAGTCGGGCGCACCGTGGGTGGCGCATCCGACGTTCGTAAGGGTGGGCTGATATTTCGGGTAGGTTCGGTTCAACGTTTTCATAACGTTGCCTTTCGTTCAAGGTGGATGATACCACATTTTTGTCAGAAACCTTAGGGGTGGGGGACGGAACCTGGACGCATGTTCCGTCCCCCACGATCATGTAATTCTAGAACTGCCAGACAGGATCGGTGGTGCCGATACTATACAAATCCCACAATCCACTAGCCTCCATGTCCGCAACCCAAGCCGTAACCTGGGCGGCAGGCACAGTAACCCATGCCACACAATTCGGCTGCACACGACTAATGAACGTTAGCGGAAACATGCCACCGTCTTTCAACATGTCCACCAGATCATCCTTGTAGGCATGGTAGTTGCTGTAGGCTACCAGGGTGTCCACAGGACGGAACGGGTGGACTGCTTGGACGGCTACGGCTGCGTCAGCGGCCGACATGTATTCGACTTCTGGCATGTCGATACGGGCATCGTAGATGCTGTGGATGCGGGCCAGGTATTCGTGCCCGTTACACAGCCCTACAAGGGGCACAGGACAGGCGAACGATGCAAGGTTGCTCACAGTGCGTCATCCTTCCAGATGGCTTCCTGAGCGGCCATCGTGACACGCAACACTTCCAGCAAGAACTCCAACATGCCTGGCACCTTGCGAATATTAGCCATGTCGTCACCCATTTTGGCAACCATTTCACCGATAACAATTTCGGTGAACAGAAACTCTGCCTGCCGATCAGCAGACAACTTGCCGTCGGTTTCTGCCAAAAACTTCTCAACATCAAAGAAGGTTCCCTTGAACAAGGTTTGACCGTATTCGGCTTGCATGTCGGCCAGTTGGGCCAACCAGTTGCGGTCTGCAAGGGTGGCGAGCAGCCCGATACCGTAATTCGGGGTAGAGTTGAAGTCATCGTGGGCTTCGATGGTCGCCTGGGCGACCACATCGCTACGGTCGGCGTTGGTCAGTTCGACCACCAGTCGGGCACAACTGTCGTTGTGGCGACGGGTACGCCATGCGTAAGGTGCGGCATCCAACGGGCCGAACGTGACCGTCAAAGTCACCCCGTCGCAAATACCGTTAGGGAACGCTGTCGGGAGAGTTTGGACAAACTCGTCCCACTTGTTGACGTATTCGCTGTTCGGCTTGATGAAAAAGATTTCGTTAGACACAGTGAACGTGTCCTTCCAGTTTAACCACCGTAAGGTGGGATATATCTACCGTTTAGATATACCATACAAGACACAACTATGGCTGTAGCCATGTCCTGTATGCTACATCTAGCAGGATTATTTCTGACAAACATTAGGGGCTACTAGGGGCTTCATCTCCCCCCTTTCGGGGGGAGATTCTAGCCTTTAGCATCTTTACAAGTTCTAGTATAGCGAGGTTGTTACACACCCCCACCAGACTTGTGTGTGACGTTCGTCACAGTCAATCGTACCACGGGTACGCTGGCACATCCTGCTTCGACAACCATTCCTCCGCATCATCAAACACATCATATGCGGCATCCTGACGGGCAACCCACTCGTCATAGCCGTCATCGTCCTCGCCAGGGAACGGCTCATGGTCGGCACCGTACAATTCGGTGTAACGCTCATACGCTTCACGTTCCCTGTCCAAAAACACCTCCCCGAACCCTGTCCGAATCTCGTCGGCATCAAACTCGTAATAGTTAATCATGTCAGAAACCTCCCAGGTTTCGGATAACGTTCGCCACAGTAGCGAACACCAACAGTGTACCAAACCAACCAGCAGCCCACAACCCGAGCCGCACATTAATTCTGTCAGAAATCCCCAACACTTCCCGCACCGTAGCCACCCCCAACATGATACATGGGGGCAGCCACAACAACAACCCGACCAGCCACAACATCAGAACACATCCTCCGAATCCACGACACCCTGATCGACCAATTGCGTCAGCACCCACTTGAGGGGGTCGCGGGTCATGTCGCGGTTACCGTCCAACGTGACAGCGGTACTGGCCCCGACGTATTCGGTCATGTGGGCGCCGTTGCGGTTCAGACCGTAATAGCCATACTCTGAGAAACCGCACTTGTTGCGGAAGAAAGAGTCTTGCTCACCAACCGACCACTGTAGACGCCTATTGTAGTCGCCATGACCCAAAGCAAACATGAGAGCGTCAACGTCGATAGGGTCGCCAGCAGTGTTCACCTTAGTCAAGATGGTGCCATACTTTTTGTGACGAATCTCGTCGCCCGTGACGGTCGATTCGACCCACACCTCCAACTGCAACCCCAGCAGACAGTAAGCGTCCACAAGGGCGCACAGGACTGCGCCACGCTTAAGAATGTCCTTAGCCTCGTTGTCGAACGTCATCGACGCATCGACAAGCAAAGTGAACACCTTGCCGTCCTTAGGTGCAGGGACGAAGATATCTTCGATCATGCACTCCAATTCGCCAGCAATATAGCGGTCGATATCAGGTTCAAAGCCTGTCATGTCGAATGCCCGTTCGGTGACGGTAGCCAACGCCTTACCCAACTGTTCACGCAACGGTTCCAGCGTTGCATCAACCTGGGGGCGCACATCATGCCAGCCGTGCAAAGCCAACTCGTAAGCGTCCTGCAACGATTCGGTCACATTATAGTGAGTGTTACCACGACGGTCAGACAACCCAGGGGTCTTGTTGTCGTGAGCGTACTTCGCAATTTCTGCCAAAGATTCAAACTGAATCACATGGTATTCTGCTTCGGCATTCTTGCCGATACCTTTGCCGTTCTTGACTTGCATTGTTAGCCCCTTTCAGGCTAGAGCGATGAGAATAGTGTACACACTTCGGGGTGGGATGCCAACATTATTTGACAAATATTGGCACCCCACCATCGGACAGGTCACAGAGGGTTGATCTTCGCCCACTGGTCGGCAGGAATCTTGTTGCCTAGCGTCATCATCAACGCCTTGTCGATATCACGGCCAGCCGCAACCATGCGGGCACCCGTCTGCGCCCCACGGGGCGTGACGAAGATGTTGAGACCGTGCGTTGCCACATTGGCCCGTGCGGTACGCCACACATCCAACCATGCCGATGCAGTAGTCTGCTCGTCGTCGGAGAAGAACCGACGCACCAAAGCATCCTCAAGTCCCTCGTCAATTTCCCACGGCAGGTACGAGAACCTGTCCAGCGTGGCAGCATCCAACTTGTTACGGCCAGCGAACTGCGACGTAGGGCCAGTGCCATAGGTGTTCGCACAAGCGACGAACACCAGATTGTTACCGAACGGAATTTTCTCACCGCACGGTGCTTCAAAGAAGCCGTTAGCCAGCACCGTGTTCAGCGTCGCCAGGATGCCAGCGTGCCCGTTGTCCATCTCGTCCAGACAGACAATCGCCCCGCTATCGGGGTTCTGTGAAGCGTGACGGATCATGTCCACCATGCGAGGCTCAAAGAACTCGCCATTAGCGGTCATGCCGCCCACAAGTCGGCTCTCTGGGGTGGTCGGCCCCAGCGAGATACCTGCCCACGGGTAGCCCAGCAAATCGGCAGCCTGCCCGACGCTGTGCGTCTTGCCCGTGCCAGGACTGCCAGGCAGGAACGTGTGGATGCCAGCCTGAATGTTGAACAACAAGTCAGGGAACGCCTTGTGGAACAAGCCGTCGGACGACAGGGTGACAGTCGGCATCTTGACTTCGATGTGGGCCGTCACCGTGCGAACCTCGTTCGTCGGCTGCACAATTTCTGGCGAATATTCGGCCAGAGCCGTGGCGATCTTGTCATCCATCACCACATCTAGGGCTTCGTTCAGTTCGCCCCTCATGGTGTCGTCCAGTTCGCCAGCGATACGGCGAACGATATCTTCGATGGTCATGCTCCCATCCTTGTTGGTCGGGGCCGTGGTCGGCCCATCGGTCTTGTTGGTCGGCCCATCCTGGTCGGGCTGGTCGGCTTCGTTGACAGGGGCCGTGAAATCCTCGTCAGGGATGAACGGGGGCGGCACCTCGTTCGGCGTATTTCTGTCAGAAAGTTGGACAGTCTCGCCCACGGCAGGCCAATCACGGCCACGCATGGCAGTGAAGACAACATCCTTGTTGTAGTCGGGCAGCAGATGTGTGGGAACCCACGAACCGCTAGCCGTGAGCACCTCATACTTACCGATTGACGAGCAGCGAACTGCGATAGGGGTGATACGACGAGCCATAATGTTTCCTCCTGTTGGTAGGCTCTGATGTGACGGTGCCCAGTATAGGGCAATATTTGCCAGAAACAACCCGCAACACAGGCTGTAACATGACTGTAACATAACCACTGTGAGTGGTCGTGGATAGGGACGGTACGACCCGACCCTATCCTAACGGTCTACAAGCCCGACCGTCAGGGCACTATCACGGATTACCTGCCGTGTTCAGGTTCGCACCACAAGGTGCCCGCACAACGCTCCACCCAACTAGCGGCTTCGACACGTTGCGCCTCATGCAGAATATTTGCCAGAAACCGTTAGGCCCAAACCCAACCCTTACCCGAACACCTCCCACAAATGTACGAGAACCAGCGGCCCGTATCCTCGTCAAACACGTCGGGCGGGCCACCTTCGCCACCACAATTCGGGCAATCGACCTGTTCCCAATCGTCGGGACGTTCCATCATGCCACCTCGTTATTTGCCAGAAATTCGGCCACAGACAACATGCCGACATATCGGTCAAAACCCTGCGCCCGAAACCGAGCCACATAAGCATCGCATTCCTCACGAGTCCCACTGAAATCAGGCGTTGCCGCCCCAGCAAACCATACTGCCCACATGTCACTACCCTCCGTTTGTTTGTTTGGACAATCCCGCCCACAATATTTGCCAAATATTGTGGACAGTCAACCCACACAAACCCACTACGCTTGGACCAAATCCTGCACCCACCCCAGGGTGAACACCTCGCCAAACGATACGGCGCTGTAGTCGACCCCTCTCACTTCCAGGACCGCAAGCATCTCGGATGCACCACAATTGCGGACATCTTTCATATAGTCCGCCGCCGCAACCCGCGTCGGAAAGAACCTCAAATGTGGCTCCGTATCGACCACACCAAACACGGCCCAAACGCTACCCGACACAACACCCTCCTAGGTGCTCAATTCTAGGCTTGTTCCTAGAGTCGGATGCTTGAGCCGAAACTCAAGCACCCTCACCACTAACAAACCAAATATTTGCCAGAAATCAGCAAACCTATTCGATCGGAGCGACGTAGAACGCCCCCGAACGCATCCCGCCCAGCCCCGAATCACACACGTCACACGAGTGATAAGAGAACCAAGAATCGCACACGTTCGGCCCGTTCACCACATGGTGAGCCGACAAGAACGCACGCCTACGGGCAGTCGCCTCGTGACCCAAATCGACCGTATCGAACCCATCGATCGCCATCATGCAATCGACGCAAACGTCAATCGACTGCCAGTACGTACCCTTAACCATGACAAGCCTCCAAGACCTGATCTAGCGATGAACCCCGATGCCCACCGAACAACCCACAAACCAAGGCTTGTGAATTGTTCGATAGACATCCCCCGACCCGTTCGGGGGATGCTACCGAATATTTGCCAAATATTTCTCACTCACCTTCCACGAGGGAAGTGACCTGGGCCAGGAACTCGGCCGTCAGTTCCTTCATATCCCACTCGTACTTCACACCTTCGGCCAGCAGACTAGCGATAGCCTGCGCCATCGTGCGACCCTTCGGAGCCTTCGGCTCACGAGCGCCCTTCGACACCCCATCCAACGAACGGAACGTTTCCACGAACGTGTTGATAGTCGCCTGACGCAACGTCTCATCCTTCGCGTAGAACCCCGCCCACTCGGGGCGAGTCATCACGATACGAGTGATGTTCGACACGTAGGCACGGGGCGACACGTCCGTACCCATCGACTCGGCGATTTTTTGCCAGAGATTCTTGTCATTCTTCGCACGACCCATACCGTCATCCGACTTACCGTCCGAATCCCACCCGATGAGACCGAGCATGATGCCCGACGACACGAGCCGAGCGTAGTCGCCCAACTGTGACACTGCAGCGTCACCGATGTTCTTTGCCGACTTGTTGAATTCAATTTCGTACTTGTTGTTCACTTGTTGTTTCCCTTGTTTGACTCGCTCTTGCGAGTGCCCGCCATTGTTGGCAGGTAGTGCTGCACCGAGGATTTGAACCCCGCACCTACCGCAGTAGGTGACACCTTGTGTGCAGCGTTTGCTAATCGCAGATGATCGCGGCAGCAGAGAGCCAGGCTAACAACGCTCCGACGTGGCCCCCTCTGTAGGGCTGACCCACGAACCTAGAGCGTCGCTAGAAGTCTGGCGACTTACTGCTACCGCTGCACGCTAACTACTGCCTGAATGCCGTTGCGAACCTGCATCAGCAGGCTTTCGATAACGCTTGTGGAAGGTAGGAAGGAAGGTCGTAAACCCCCGTTTGTGTCAGCCCTTACGGCTCTACTCTCGCCCCGCTCAACCCCCCGCCAGGTAGCAGAGGACGGCACGACCACACGTTACTCGCTCAACACGGACCCACATCAGGGGCCGTCGGCGTGCGCTCATCTTCGATTTTCAAGGAACCCCCGCCCGCTCGGTGCGGGCTTCGATGGATGACACGGTACACGAGTTTCGAATAGAAACAAGCACCCTAGGACGCTTGTAACATGATCGTAACAAACGAACAAACGTTCGATCCCGACACACCGTCACACACCCCCGAACAGATACCCCTAGGGGTACCGAAATGCGCGGAACCTAAACGGGCCACCACACACAGTGACCGAAAGCTGCGAGAAACCTCACGCACAGTGACCAACACCCCCGAAACCGACCGAAACCGACCCCGAACAAACGTTCGCAAACCCCATACACACCCCTAGAACGCCCGTAGAGCCACGACACCCCCGAAACGGGCCAACACGCACAACACGCCCGAACGGGCCACACACGACAAATCACCCCCACGCACGGGCCACCAGAGACCACACACCGAACCCCCGAACACACCCCCGAACACACACCGACGACCCCAACGGGCCACCCCGACCCCGACCCCGACCCCAAACACCACACCCCGACCACTATTGACCACTCGCCCAATAAGCACCCCCGACGCTCGGCTCATTGTTGGCCAGGTGGCCAATAAGGATGCTGACTGATTCAACAGTCAGTCTGACTGATTCAACAGTCACTGATCCCCATGTTGGCCAAGTGGCCAATAGGCGGAAGGTTGCAGACTACAACCATTGCGACCGCAACCATTGCGATCACAACAAAACCCCACCCCCACGCCACCCAGGGGTATACAGGCCCCCCACCCCCATGCGAACCGTATGATTCCCTGTTGGTTCCGTACTTGTCTGTTTGTGTGGTTTTTTGTGTGCTGTGGGTGGTTGTTGTGTGACTTTTGTGTAACTTTTCTTATTGTTGAGTGGTTTGGTCGGGTTTTGTGACCTGGGGTTTTGTGGCGGCATGGGGTTTGTGCTGGTGTTACGGTGGATAATTATTGTTGTATTGTTTATTGTTGTTTGCCTTTAGCGTGAGCGTGAGGCAAACGTATGGTTGTACGGTGTCGGGGGGGTCTATAAAAATTTATGGTTGTGCTGGTTTGTGGACACACCTGTGGGTGTGTCTTTTGTGTTTTTGGTACGTTGTTCGCCCTTCGCTTGCGCTTCGGGCGTGTCCTAGTTGGTTGCGGTTTTGGTGTGTGTTTCTGGTTTTGTCTCTCCCCCCTGTTGCGCTCGCCCCCCTCTCGGGGGCGTTTCTGGGGGTTTACGTTGTGACGGGTTTGGCGGGTTTGTGTGAGATTCTTTTTGGGAGGTTTTTGTGGGTTCTCAGGTGAATAAGGGTGGTCGTCCTACGGTGGCTCAAACTGAGCGTAAGCAGCGGGAGTTGAATGCGCGTCAGCGTGCGTATGTGATTTGGTATGCGACGCCTCCTGCGGAGCGTGAGATTCAGTCGATTGACGAGTTGGGTGAGGTGTTGGGGGTTTCTCGGCAGGCGATTTGGAAGTGGTCTAAAGACCCTCGGATTGTTGAGGCGATCCGTTTTTGTTCGTTGCAGAATGCTGGTTCTCCTGAGAAGGTGCGCCAAATTTTGGATATGGTGTTTGAGCAGGCCATGTTGAAGAAGGATGTTCGGATGGCTGAGGTGTGGATGAAGGGTGCTGGTGTGATGGGCCAGTTTGGGCGTTCTGGTGATGTGTTGGATATTGTGGAAGATTTGGAGCAGGACACGATTGCTGATCTGAGTTTGGATGAATTGCAGCGTGTTCGTGATTTGGCTTTGGCGGAGCGTGCTGAGGCTGCTGCTATTGAGATTGCGAAACGTCAGCATTCTGAGGTGGTTTGATGCCTTCTCCGCATTCACCGTTGCATGAGGTGCAACGGTCTGCTAATGAGATTAAACGTGCCCGTAAGCAGAAGGTTACTTGGAGTATTTCCGAGATTGAGCAGGAGATCGCTTGGCGTACCTGGTTCCCCCAAATCGAGGTGGATTGGACTAAAGCGGAGTTGGATGATGATATCGTGCAGGTTTTGCATGATGGTTTCACCCAGTTTTGTGAAGCAAATTTGTTTATCAAGTTTCCTGGTAAGGGCCGTCTGCCTCTCAGGTTGCGGCCTGCCCAGTCGGAGGTTGCTTGGGCGTGGATCAAGTATCGTAAGAACATTAACTTGAAGGCCCGTCAGATCGGGTTTTCTACGTTGGTGGCTGCGTTTTCGTTGTGGTGTGCGTTTGGTTGGTCTGACAGGCAGATTGCGTTGCTGTCTAGGACGGAACGTGAGTCGGTGGCTTTGCTGGCGAAAACCAGGTATGGTTTTCGTAATATGCCTGAGTGGGTTCGGTTGCGTGGCCCGAAACTGTTGGATCGTACCCGTCAGGTGATGACGTTTGATAACGATTCGGTTATCCAGTCGTTGCCGTCTGCTAATGATCCTGCCCGTGGCGAGTCATTGTTTTTGGTGGTGTTGGATGAGTGGGGGTTTTTGACGAATCCTGAGGGTGCGTGGGCTAGTGTTGAGCCTACGATTGATTTGGGTGGGCGTGCTATCGGTTTGTCTACTGCGAATGGTGAGGGCACCTTTTTTCATGAGATGTGGTTGGGTGCTTGTGCTGGGGATAACGGGTTTCATGCCGTATTTTTTCCGTGGTCGGCGGTCGATGACCGCACGACTGAATGGTATGAGCAGAAGAAACATGAGTTGGCTAACAAGTTGTGGCAGTTGCATCAGGAGTATCCGTCGAATGCTGAGGAAGCGTTTATCGGGTCTGGTAATCCTGTTTTCAATTTAGAAATTTTGCGTCGCTTCCAGGCTGTTGAGCCTGCCGAGTTCACTATTTTGGGGTCGAAACCGAATGATGTTTCGTTGTTTGAGGGTGGCCCGTTTATGGTGTGGGAGGCCCCGAATGATACGGACAGGTGGACGTATGTGGTTGGGGCCGATATCGCCGAAGGTAAGGAGCATGGGGATGCGACTGTGGCTTGGGTTGTGTGTGTGAATACGGGGAAACCTGTGGCGTGCTGGTTTGGGCGTGTGGATGTAGATATTTTTGGGGAACAAATTTTGCCTGCTATCGGCTGGTTTTATCGGAATGCGTTGATTGTTCCCGAAGTGAACAATCACGGTCTAACTGTTCTTAAGGCTTTGCAACGTGTGAAATATAAGTGGTTGTATCGTCGTCGTACTTTCACAAAGAAATCGGATCGGCCTTTGGAATCGTTGGGTTGGTTGACTACGGCTACGTCGAAACCGTTGATGGTGGACGAGTTGGGTGCATGGTTGCGTGATTTGGATAATGTGCCGCATGGTAAAACGATCCATGAACTTAAGACGTTCACCAGGGATCAGAATGGTCGCATGTCTGGTAGTCCGCATGATGACTGTGTTATGTCTTTGGCGATGGCTGTTCAGGGTTTGAAGTATGCTCGGACTGAGCGTCCGTTGCAGGAAACGGATGCTTCTAGGGTGAAGGGTTCGTTTTCGTGGTGGGAACGACGGTTGGATAAAGCGAAGAATAATAATTCTGGGCTTTCTCCTGTGGTGTAACCGTTAGTTAGATTATTGTGACGTTTGGGGGGTTATTGGTGATGGATGATTCGATTGTGTGTGCCCGTTGTGAACGTGTTTGGCCGTCTGACAGATACAATTCTGACTGTACGACTCCTGATTGGTGTTTTGCTTGCCGTTCCAAAACGATTCGTACCGCCTTTCAGGGCGGTAAACAATATTTCCATGATGGCACTGAGGCTGAACGTTCCCGTAAAGCGGTTTCTGAGGCTAGGGCGGCAGGGTTTGATCCTGTTCCTGCCGAGACTGGTAAGGGGTGGAATGGGGCTTCTGCTGCTAGTATCAAAAAGTTGGAGAAAGTTTCGACAAGTAAGGTTGGTTCTTGATGGAAAACATGTTTGATGGCGACATGCAGAAGGTTTCTTATACTTCTTCGGAAGGTGACCGTCACGAATATTCGGTTGGACAATGTTATGGCCGTGTTTCTAAGGCGATGAAGTGGCGGCAGAACGCTAAATATGATGAGAAGTGGGCGAAGATCATCAAAATGTACGCCAACCAGTACGATTATGATGAACTTTCGGGCTATAACGACATTGTTGCCCCCAACATGATGTTTTCTACCGCCAACGTTATCATTCCGAGTGTGATGGTGAACTATCCGAAGATTACGGTGACTGCCCGCACACCTGAATCGGCGGAACGGGCACAGGTTGTGGAGGCTGTGTCTAACTATTATTGGCAGCATTACGATTTCCATGAGGAAATGAAGTTGGCTGTGAAAGATTTTGTTATTCTCGGGTTGGGTGTGCTAAAAAACACTTGGCTTCTTGATGAGGAAGAAGTCGAGTTGTCTCGGGACGAGTGGACTGCTGCCGTTCAGGAAGCGTTGATGGAGGCTAATATGGCCCGCCAGCAGGCTCAGGCTGCTGGCATTGATGTGACGTTCCCTTCTGATGAAGAAATCATTGCTAGTGTCGCCACGACACGGGTTGTGGCGAAAGAAGATCGGCCTTGTTTGGAACGTGTATCGGTTTTCGATATCTATTTTGATCCTGATGCGACCAGATTGAAGAATCCTCGCTGGATCGCGCAACGCATGTATGTCCCGTTGGAAGAAGCCCGCGAAAAAGAGGAATGGGACGCTAAGGCACGCAAGAAACTTAAGGGCACCGCCATGTCTGCCGCCAAAAAGGATTATGATCTCACCTTTGAAGGTGAGGAACGTGGCAAGGATGCAGAATTTGTGGTTGTTTGGGAATATTATGACCTGTTGGAAGAAAAGGTGTGTGTTTTCGCTGAGGGTTGTGACCTGTTCCTAAAGAAACCTGAGGATTTCGAGTATCCTTTCGGCCATCCTTTCGTGTTTTTGGCTAACTATGAGATTCCTGAGAAGTTGTATCCGATGGGTGATCTAGAGTCGATTTTGCCGTTGCAGATGGAGTTGGCTTTGACTCGTACTCAGATGGTGAATGACCGTAAACGGTTCCGTCGCATGTATATGTATAAGCCTGATGAGATTGGGCCTGACGGTTTGGCTGCTCTCATGTCGTCGGATGATAATGCGATGATTCCGATTGATTCCGATACCCCGTTTGGTGATATTATTGCTCCGATTGCGACTTCTTCGTTGCCTCCCGAGTTCTATAATCAGACTGCCATGATTTTGGATGACATGGATCGTACTACGGCTGTGACCGAGTATGATCGTGGTGGTGCGTCGGAGATTCGACGCACCGCTACTGAGGCCGCCATGATTCAGGACGGGGCAAATGCTCGTAGTGCAGACAAGTTGGCTAAGGTTGAGCGTGCTATTGGTGAGGTTGCTCAGCGTACTGTCCAGTTGTGTCAAGAGTTTTTGTCTACCGATCAGGTGGCGAAAATTGTTGGCCCAGATAACAGTGTGCAGTGGGTTGCTTATAGTCGTGAGGATGTTCAGGGCGAGTTCGATTTTGTGGTTGAGGCTGGTAGTACGCAGCCGATGAATGAGTCGTTCCGTCGCCAGTCGGCTATGCAAATGTTGGATGCTATGGCCCCGTTTATTTCGGCTGGTGTGGTGGATGCGTCAAAGTTGGCTGAACATGTGTTGCGTAACGGTTTCGGGATCAAAGACCCTGCATCGTTCTTGATGCCACCTCAGCAACCGATGGGTGCAGGTATGCCACCTGGTATGCTGCCTCAGGGGATGCCGCCAGGTTTGCCGCCGTCCATGTGACAGTCATGTGACGGTTTCTGTTTATTGTTTGGAAACATGTTTCAATTTCTTTAAGGAGTTACAATGGCTTATTCTGATGATACAAGCGGTCTGGTTCAGGAACGATTTGTTGAGCGTGCCCGTGTTCGCATTGTGGCTTCGGCCACCACTGACACGTTGACTATCGCTGATCGTGACGGTTTCATTGCCTATAACGCTGCTGGTGCGGT